GTGGAAATGAAGCGTGCCTCAAAGAAGCGAATCGAGGAACTGGAAGCGCAGCTCCATGAGAACCGGAGGCTTGAGTCGGCTGGAGACGAGAAGGGCAAACCATGACGGACGGACGCTGTCACCGTGGAGCCCACAATACCTGGCACGCCGGTACGAGGATTGTGTTGTCCGTGTAAGTAAGAATAAGGAGGTAGAGAAGTGATATTACCGTCTCGTATCAAAACCATCAACCTGGACGGCATCCAAGACGAAGAAGGCGGTGTGGAAGTGAAGTATCCAATCCGTTGTGAAATCATCGACGTGACGGGCACCGAGGTCTTCAAAGGTGTAATGGGCCGAACGCCCGAGGTCAGCCTTCTGCATATTGGAAAGCACGGTTTGGCCGAAGCGTTCGGGGCCAAGATCCGCATTACGCTTGATGATGGCACCGTGCTGATGGGGCACGAGTGCTGGTGGGTGCCGGAGGACCGTGGACCGTGGATAGGCGAAGTGAAATGACTTTGTGGGCGTGTCCATACGCGCAGATTGTAACGACTCGCACCCGGCTCCACGGCTGTTGCTGTCGTGGGGGGCGAGATGCCGTGCTCGTTGCTCAGAGACGGGCCGCGTCCACTCTTTAACTCTATTTCTGGTGTGACATCCTATGAAATACAAGGTCGTTGGTATTAAGGTGAATCCGGATGGACGCGTCCTCGCGAAGAAAGAACGGGTGTTCCCAACGCTCAAAAAGGCGCGGGTTTTCAAGGAGGCGCTGTTGTTCGGGGGTTACCGCACTGAATTGACGGAGGTGGCATGAAGGTTCGAGTACTTCGATTGCTTCCCAAGGGAAGTCGAATCCCGACGTGTCTCTTTCGTGAGCCAGAGAAAAGTGGACACCCGTTGTGTGCCCTGTACGCGGCCACCCTGCGCCGCCAATTTCAGGAGTCAGTTACGCAGGGCGTGTGTGATGATCGTGGACGTCGGCTAAAGTAGGGGCATGAACATGACCGTAGAAGAAGTTCGTCACCAGAAAGACACAATTCGACTTCGCATCCTGGACATGGCCCGTGAGTTTTCACGGGATACGGGGTGCCTCCTTGAACTCCACCTCACGTATCCTCGGATCAATACCTCACAGGCGGGTGCCGACGCGCCTCAGTTTACGTATGTCGGTCGCTACGAAGTTGAAGTGGGAGTGCGTGTGTGATAGATACCACAGGTCTGGATGCGTCCTGGAGGCGCTACACAAGTGAACTACTGGGAGTAGAGTATCATGTCGTTGGTACTGGGCCTGTTAAGGTGCGTACTTACTGAACGGACATTACCCTATGAGAATCACCCTTCATCGTGCTCAGGAGAAACAAGCCCAGGCCATGGTCCCCCCACGCTCGGGACGGTGCAATGCCATCTTGCGCAGCGGAAAACGGTGTAGTCACACAAGCGGACAGGGGACGGCCCATGTTGGCCTGGGGCCGTGTTATTTGCACCAGACCGCGAAACGTCCCTATGACCCGGCCCGCCGGTACCGGGAAGCTATCGAGAGTGGGTCCATCCGTGCGCGGCTGTCTAAGTTGGGAAAAGTCGAGGATGACCTCCTTGACCTCATGCCAGAAGTCCAGATGGTTCGAGCGCTGGTCATTGACTTCATCAATCGGTACGAGGAAACGACCGATGCCCTTATTGCGTGGAATCAAGGCAAGGGCGGAAAACCGGCAGCCGTTCCCGATATCACTGCGGCAGCCCATCTACTCGAGACGGTCACACGTATGGTGGAGCGCATTCACCGGATCCAGACGACAGGAGCCGTATCCCTGGACACGTTCCGCCGGGTGTTGGAGGAGATGGGAATCACGGTGGCTCGGCATGTGCGGGAAAGTGCAACGCTGGATAAAATAGAGGTCGATTGGGCGAAGATATCGACCACCGACCGGGGGCATGTGGCCGCGATGCCGGAATCCAAGACGAATGCGAAGCATGTGTTATCCCCATCATCCGAGGGTGATGTATCTTAGTTGCGGCCTTTTCCATTGACTTTCCCGCTGTCCGTACCCGATAATCCGCGCCGATGAAACAGCCGCGCACCCTGGCCGACGTTCTACTGAAACGATCCGTGGACTCTCCCACGGCCAGTGCGCCGTTGATGCCTGCAATTTCGGGGTTACGATCCGCGCGCAGTGACACGCCGCAGCATAAACGCATTGCGGGGAGCGAAAAAAGTTTAGAGACGTTTTGCCACACCTACCTTCGTCATCACTTTACCAAAGAATTCTGCGAGCTTCACGAAGACATCTTCTCGATCTGCGACGACCCGACACCGGGAAAACGCAAGGCGCGCATCGCACCCAGGAAGTTCGGGAAGACGACGATTATCAGTTTAGCCAAACCTCTTCAGGAGTTGGCCTACCGGCGCAAGGAATTCGTCCTCATCATTGGAGAAGCGGCAGCGGTTGCGGAATCCAACCTGGCCACCATCATTCAGGAACTAGACACCAACGAACTTCTACTCCAGGATTTCCCGCACCTCGCCCCTGCAAAAGACCCCAAAGGTCAGATGATCAAATGGACGGACCGCCAGCTCGTATTTGTCAGCGGTGCGACCATTGTGGCCAAGGGGATGGGGTCCAGAATGCGCGGGTTGAAACACCGCCATGCACGCCCTGACATGGCGATTCTGGACGACCCGGAATCCCCCGAGACCGCAGACACGTTCTTGAAGCGGAGAAGGCACAAGCGATGGTTCGGCGGCACATTCCTTGGACTGGGGGCATCGGAGTGGGATGTGTACGTGATCGGGAACCTTCCGAATCACGATTGTCTGATTGCAGACTTAGTGAAGGATCCGGTATGGGATGGCCGGTTGTGGCGAGCGATCAACATCCCTTCTCGGAGAGATGAACGATATCCCTTGGGGAACACCCGAGGAGATGGTTCCGCACTCTGGCCCGAGGAATGGTCGCTCGCCAGACTCGAAGCGTACAAGAAAGAACCGGAGGTCGGATCGCTAGGATTTGCGCGGGAAATGCTGAATGACCCGCGTGAAGAAGAAGATAAGTCCTTTGACCCTGCCACGTTCACGTACATCGAGTGGTCGCAGGACATGTTGAAGTCCTATTCCGCCATTCGGACGTTCATCGATCCTGCCGGAGGAGAAAAACCAGGGGATATGCGACGGGGCAAGCGGGACTGGTGCGTGATCGTCACGGCAGGCCGCACACAAAAGGAAGGGTATATCGACATCTTCGATGTGCGAATGAATCGTTTTCTTCCGAACAAGCAGATTCAAGTCATGTTGGATGCGTACGCGGTGTATGGGGCGCAAGAAATTGGCGTAGAAGAAAACATGTTCAAGAACTTGATTGCTCCCACGATTCAAGCTATTGCGCGGAAACGCGGCCTGTACCCGAAGATTGCGCCGTTGACGAACACCTCGAATAAGATAAGCCGTATCCTGGGGATGCAGCCGTTGATTGAGAACGGCGTGGTACGATTTGCCCGGTACCTTGTCGATAAGGTGCCAGAATACTTTGGTCAGTTCGATGAGTTTCCAGCGGACTTTGACGATGGGCCGGATGCGACGGAAGGTGTCGTACGCATGTTGGAGTCTGGGCGTCGATCCTTTGGCCGGTTGTCGGGGCCAGTGGCCGCGAAGTCATATTGGAAGGGAGTAGCCTGATGATAGAAGATGGTGGTGACGTGTTGACCATCGACATGACGGTAGGGATTTCCCCGTACAATGGAAGGGTGATGTGGGGGGACCGAGACATCAGTCGGTACCTACGCGGGGTGGAGGTCAGAGCCTTTGTTGGGGAGCTTACAGAAGTCGTCCTCCACGCCCGGATGAAGACCAAGGTTATCACGGGCATTTCCCCCTTATACTCCATACCCTTGGAGTACATGGGGCAAACACGCCTGCCTTTCGATGGGGACTACGCCTATGTCTAGACAGACCGTCAAGAAGTATAGGACCAGCGCGCAGACACAAGCTAACTTCTCAGAAATAGGGCGAACGGGCCTGAATGAGATGTCAGGCACGTTGCGTGAAGAATTTCTCACGGAGTTACGAGGGAAGAATGGCATCCGCATTTACAAGGAAATGCGGGACAACGACCCGATTGTAGGGTCTATCTTGTTTGCCGTGGGCATGTTGATTCGTCAGGCCGCATGGCGCGTCACACCCGCAAGTGAAGACGCCGGGGCTAAGGAAGTTGCGGAATTTGTGGATTCGTGCCGGAAGGACATGTCCATGCCCTGGGGCGACCTGATGAGCGAGGTCTTGACCATGCTGCCCTTTGGATGGTCCTGGATTGAGACCGTGTACAAGAAACGGGCCGGTCCATCGCGGAATGAAGTGGAGTCCAGTCAATACACCGACGGAAAGATCGGGTGGAAGAAGATGGCCCCCCGGTCACAGGACACCTTGGACAAGTGGATCTTCGATCCCTCCGGGGCCGTTCTTGCTATGCAACAGCGCGCTCCTCAAGGGGAGACGCTGGTGATCCCATACAGCAAGTCGTTGCTGTTTCGGACGGAATCGAACAAGGACAGTCCCGAGGGAAGGTCTGTCTTGCGCAACGCCTACCGGCCGTGGTACTTTAAGAAGCGCATTGAGGAGATCGAGGGAATCGGGGTCGAGCGTGATTTGGCCGGATTGCCCGTGATTCAGCCTCCAGAAGGACTGGACCTGTGGGATCCGAACAATGTCGCCGCGCCTGCGTATCGGACCGAGGCCGAAACGATGGTCCGTAATATCCGGCGCGACGAGCAGGAAGGCGTACTTCTTCCTTTTGGGTGGACGCTGACGTTGCTGACGACTGGGGGGAAACGGAACTTCGACACGTCTGCAATCATTGACCGCTACAACAACTCGATTGCGATGACGATTCTTGCAGACTTCATCATTCTGGGTCACAACAACCGGTACGGGTCGTTCGCGTTATCAAGTAGCAAGACGCACATGTTCGGGCTAGCCATTGGGGGATGGTTGGATGCGATTGAAGACGTGTTCAACCGCTACGCTATTCCTCGGCTGATGGCGGTCAATGGGTTGAACCCGGAGTTGACGCCTCTGTTAGAGCATGGGGATGTCGAGGTACCAGACCTAGTAGAGCTGGGCGACTACATCGTGAAGCTGACGAGTGCGGGAATGACGATGTTCCCCAGTGAACCGCTGGAACGATACTTGCTGTCGTTGGCGAAGGTGCCGTTGGAGGGGATCGAACTCGGACGCGAAGCTCCGAAACCGGAACCGGCTCTGGGGGCGTTTGGAAAGCCAGGGGCCGTTCCCCCCAAACCAAAGGAACCAGCAAAAGAACCAGAACCTACAGCAAAGGCCAAAGATGAAGACGATGACGACGACGAGGACTGACCATGAGCATCGCGTTTGTCCCGGCGTACCCGTCTCATCCCAGAACACGGTCCATCAATGTCCGTGATGCCGTAACGCAGCAACTGGCGCAGATGCAGGAAATGTTGGATGTGGCGCGAGATGTCCGCGCAGTGACAATCAGCGTGAAGATGAAAAACGGCACGATTGCCGTTCGTGCGGTCGTTGTGCAGATCGACACGGAGATGGCTTTGGAATAAAAAGTATTGACACGTTCCCGTGTCAATGATAGTGTCTAGTTAGGCCATACGCTCGTCCGTCAGAGGGGTGGAGACGGGGCGCACACCAGCAATGGATTGTGTGACCCGTCTTTTTTTTCAGGGGGTGATGGTGCAAGTCATAAAAACCGACGCCAAACGTCAGCAGGTGTTCGGATGGGCCAGCATCGCCATGAGTGACGGAGAACTGACAGTCGATTCCTATGGCGACATCATTGAACCTGAAGACTTGGAAGACGCGGCATACGAGTTTGTGTTGCGTTTCCGTGACTTGAATGAGAAACACGAAGGACCAGTTCAAGGGCAGTTAATCGAGTCCCTGGTCGTGACTCCGGAGAAGTTAGCGAAAATGGGACTTGCTTCGGATGCCATGGTCATGGGGTGGTGGGTGGGGTTCTGGGTGCCTGACCCCGTTGTCTTTGCCAAGATCGAATCGGGCGAGTATACCATGTTCTCCATCGAAGGTCGCGCCCTTCGTGGACCGGCATAAGGAAAGGAAGGGGCATGCATGCCGATGCGTTTGCGTGACTTGACCGTGACACGAGTTGCGCTCGTTCCAAAGGGAGCCAATCCTGGCGCCCATATCGTGCTGTTCCGGCACGATCCTTCAACACCGGGGCCGTCGTCTGTTCCCGTAGATGAACGTGTCCCTGCCCCGGCACCTTTGCCTACGGCGGATGCGGCCCCGGTCACACGCACGCTGTCCGTGTACGCGGGACCCAGAAACACATGCGCGATCACATCCCCCAAAGATGTGGCAGATGCCGTACGGATGGTACGGAAGAACAAAGACTTTTCGGGCACGCGCACGCGATCTAGGATCAAACGTCGGATTGTCGCCATTGCCAAGGCAAAGGGGCCAGCGTTCGTGGCGCAGCTGCCACCGGCCTGGCGCGTGATCAAGACACAGTTCACGGACGTTCAGGCGGACTACGAACTGATGGAAAAGAAAGAAGAGGCGTGGGAGGCCATCTCATCGTATATGGACTCGTTGAGACTGGCTATGGGACTGACCCTATTTGCGGGGGACGGCCCAATGTCTGACATTGACAAGTCCATCGGTCAATTCCGTGATGCGGTGGCCACTGCATTGACGGATGTTTCTTAAGGAGTAAAGACATGAAGATGACTATCGAGAGAGGGAAACTGAGCCCGGAAGAGCGGACGCGCCTGGACGAGCTTGAAGCTTTGGCCAAGCAGCACGAGCCCGAACCGGAGCCGGAACCGGAGTTGCCGGAGGTGGTGAAGAAGGAACTTGCGGATTCGCGGGATGCCATCGTGAAGGCAAACGCGGAGACCGCCACGCTTCGCCAGGAGCTCTCCGCCCGTGACGAAGTTATTGCACGGGAAGCGTTCATCAAGGCAGAGTCTGGTACTTTGCCGTCGTTGCCGGGAACGGCGGATGAAAAGGGGAACGTGCTGTTCACTTTGTCAAAGTCGCTCAAGAAGGAAGACTATGACAAGGTCATCACGCTGCTCAAGGCCGGAGACGCAGCGTTGGCCATTCAAGTGGCCGCGAGTGCCGAGGTCGGCACAACTGTCGCGTTGACAGGTGCGACCGCCATGGACCAGATCACGGAACTGGCGAAGCAGAAGGTCCAGAAGGGGGAAGCGAAGAGTATTGCCCTTGCCATCGACCTGGTGACTCGTGAACATCCAGACCTGGCTTCGGCACACCTGAAGGAAACACGCGGCACGGTCGCCGAGTAACGCGCCCACATCAGAAGGAGACAATGACATGGCATTCGAGATTCCTGGTATGCAGCTGTCCATGGTCGCGGGTGAAGACCTGCGAGCGAAGCGATTCTACTTCGTGAAGATCCATACGGACGGCACCATTCTTCTTTGCTCGTCGGTGACGGAACCGATCTTCGGCATCTTGCAGAACACCCCCAACACTGGTGAGATGGCCACAGTGATGGTGTTCGGCGTGTCCAAGGTCGTGGGAAGCGCCGATCTGGCCAAGGGCGATCCGGTCGGCACAACTACTGCTGGAAAGGCCGCGACGTACGCCCATGGCACGGACACCACGAAGTATATCGTGGGAACAGTCATGCTCGACAACTCGGCTGACCTTGGCGTGGCGACCATCGCGTTCAGCTGCCTTGGCATCGGACGTGCGGCTTAGTAGATAACGGCTATGCTACTTCGGACCCTTCAACTTCATCTTGTGTTTATCCGTCTCATACGGGGCGGATGTTCGGCATGGGAAGCATGGGTCCGAGAACAGTTGGCCATCGTGAAACAAACCACTGACCAGGAGCAGAAAACATGAGCGTTCTTGTTCGAAAGGGCCAGCCGTCGCAGGGTGAAGTTCACACTGACGCGATGCTGGACAACATCAGTATCGCGTACATTCAG